ATTGGCGAGTGCCGGTAAGTCCGCTGACCGAGAGGTCATCGGCAGGTGCGTTTGAAACCAAGAATCCCACGGTCTTCAGCCGCGGGAGTATGTCAAGTAATAAAAGTGTGAAGGCACACAATACGAATAAGAGAATAAAACAATATAGATTATGGATTTAGGAGACCCAAGAGAAAGTCTGGTAAGTCTTAAGACTCCAGGAACGTGGGAGGCCGATAATAGGGTTGAGGAAAGATGGCAATGGGGCGCACAGCTTCTTGACCTTTGCAACCTTTCACCTGAGGACTACAAGAATTCCACGGCGGTAACCGTAAAGACCATCCAGGATTGCGGTGAATGCAGCGGTGGCGGCGGTGGTGGAGACATCGGCGAAGACAAGGGTAATGGTAGCATCAGCAATGAAGGTGAATTCACCGTAACATTTGAAACCCCTGTCACTTCAAAAGTTTATGTCTTTGTGACGTTTACAGATGATTTCGGAAATGAATACTCTTTTATGACAAGCGTTGACAAGGGTTCTGATACTGCAACCTTTGATATTTCAAGCCTTTCAACCTTCCCTCCGTTTGAAATTACCGAGGTTGAGGTTGGTCTTAAGGAAGATGGTAGTGATGCTGGCAAGACGGTTAAGGATAACAAATATGAATACTCCGTTGATTTCGGCGGTAGTGGAGACAAAGACGGAAAGACATATGTTTTCTCTATCCTTTGCACCAAGACTGACGAACTTACCGCAGATGATTATCAGGCAATTATTGACGCTCAGGGCCAAGGATTTGACGATTTTCTGGCTTCTTACGACGAAATTGATTTTGGTGGTGTAGATACCGCACAAGCAGTTTTCATCGCACTGTGCTCACATTCTGATGAGTGGATGCCGGAAGATGTTGAAGAGCAGTTCTTTGCGGAGCATTCTTATGATTTCGTGTTCCTTACCCAAAAAACAATTACCGAGATTAGAGAAGATTTCACGACAGATACAGAACATTGGACAAAGGACTCTATCACAATGGGAGGTAAAAACTATGAAAAGTGGATGCGTAGAGACCTTTCTGGCGCACAATGTCCATACTCCATAGGGGACGACCCTTGTGAAGAGTATGAACTACCTTATGTTTTAAAAATAAAGAAGTAAACAGAATGGGACAATGGCAGACGCAAACGTAACAAACATGGCAAAACAGCTTAAGTACACCGGAAAGGGTTATCTTGATTATAAGATGCAACCGGTTGACACTGTTGCTGAACTCAATGCTAAATTCACCAATAGAAACGAACTTAAACTTAGTATGGTTGTAACCGTCCTCAATGGCGGTGGAGTGAACGTTCCGGTTGACTACTGGTACTACTATCCATATGATGAGGCAACAGGTACTTATGATACATCAGTAGCACCTTCTTGGCAACCTAAGGTTTATCCTGGTGGCGGAACTGGCCCTGGTGAGATTTTCTGGGAAGACGGTGGCGAACCTGGCAGTGCTGATTATGAGGCATGGAAAGATGCTGGAGTTGAATAATTATTGTAAATGATTGATAGATATGGCTTTAACAAACAATAAAGTTTCATTTTGGAGAGGAACCAGGGCTCAGTACGAGGCGCTTGGCGAGAACGTAAGCTCAAACACATATTACACCGTTAGGGAAGAGGACGGTAGGTGGTCTTATTTCTTTGGCCCGCAGATGATTATCCAAAGGTCTGGCCAGCTTATGCCGGCCAAGGAATTACTTGAATTGGCAGATTTCACGGCAGAAGTAAAAAGTGCTATGACCCCGGGTAAGACAAGGTACATTATCCACGACGAGAACAAGGAAATGTCCGGCCTTGTTTATCCTGACGATTATACGGGTTATTATGAGATTGAAAAGAGGGTTGACGGCAAGTTCCAGGTTACATTCCTTGAGAAGGGCGTTTCTGTCCGCATCGGTGGCAGAAAGCTTTATAAGACGTTCCAAGTCACAGATACTGAATTTAGGACCTATGACGACGGAAACTGTGGAGAATACTAATAGATGAATTATGGCAAAGATTAGATTAACAGAAGGACAACTGAAGAAGGTTATCAGGGAAGCCGTTGAAAATGTTTTTAGTGATATGAACAGCGTTGAACCCAAATTTAAAGTGGGCGATATTATGCGCACCATTGAAGAGGCCGAAAAGGGTTGGAGGGACGGAATGCCATTTGTTGTGTCCATAAAAGACGGATATTATTATTGCAACAACGAAAAAATACCAATCTCACAACAAGATGAATACGAGTACCCGCCAATTGGAAATGTTGAGGTATAGGCTCAATCATATAACATTTAACGCGTTACATTAACTTGTGACGCGTTTTTTTTTACCAGACTTTTTGAATTGTTGAAGAAAAATTGTATATTATTTGTACAACAGAAAACCTTTGACGAATTAAAGGATAAACGTAAATTAAAGTTTGATTTTTATTTACCAGAACATAATGTGGCAATTGAATGCCAGGGGATAGAACACTATAAACCGATTGAGTTTTTTGGCGGTGCAGAAGAATACAACGATAGAGTCAAAAAGGACAAAATGAAAATTGATTTTTGTAAAGAACACGGTATAAAACTAATACATTATAGTCATTTAAGTAAAATCAAAACTGATTATCCAGTAATTCATACGAAGAAAAAGTTGCTGACCGAGATAAATGATAAGAATATATAACATATTAAGGGAAATACTTGGGGAAAGCAAACAAGGTGCTTTTTCTCCAAGTGAATACCAATACCAATGGAACTGCAAGAGATGCGAGGAAGAACTCGGATATAATAAAAATTCTTATAATTTTGAAACAAATCTCGCGGCTGGGGTTTGCCATTGCTGGCGGTGCGGATTCTCTGGCCCGATATCAAGGCTTGTCAAGGAATATGGCGGAACGGAGCTGTTGAAGGACTATTACGCCGCCGTCAAGGACATCAGGGAGAGCAGGTATTACAACATCGGCCTGTTCAAGGACATGGCCGAGAACGCCTACCTGAACGATTACATTAAGTTACCGGATACATTTACAAAGATAGACCTATCAACTTGCAGGAAAAGAAAGCTGAAGGAATATCTTGAAAAGAGACGCATAACGCAGGACATAATAGACCAGCACAATATCGGCTACACAACCTGGGACGAAGAAAAATGGCAAATGAGGGACCGGATTATAATACCCTCATATGACAGTGCCGGAGACCTTAACTATTGGGTAGGCAGGGATTTTTCCGGTAATGAAAAGAAGATGAAATACTGGAACTCAAAGAACGATAAGAATGAGATTGTGTTCCAGGAAAGTCTTATACAGTGGGATGCTACAATATATTTGTGTGAGGGCGCCATGGACTGTTTATATCACCCCCAATCCATTGCACTTCTTGGAAAGACACTCTCAAAGAACACGAAGATATTTCAGGAGTTGTATGACAAGGCCAGGGCAAACATAGTAATCTGTCTTGACGGAGATACAGAACTGAAAGAGACGAAAAGGATTTACAACTTGCTGAATATCGGTAGATTACGTGGAAAAATAAGATACATTCGGCTTGGAACTGATGAAATACCGTACAAGGACTTCGGCGAGATATACGAGGCTGAGGGAAAAACCGGTATGATTAAGACGTTCAGGCAAGCCAAAGAGTTCAGTGAAATAGAGTTGTTGGTATAGAAATGGCTGAAGATTTTAACAACGTGTACGAGTATTTTATGATAAAGAACGCGATTAAAGAGCATACAGTTCTTGACCTTGATAAGATAACGGAGCCGGGACATAAAAATAAACTTTTTGGGTGCAATATTGTATTAAGGGGTGGGATTGGCTGTATGTTAATTCGCGGGACAGACATAATTGGGTATAAAACATATCCAACACATTTTAATTTCACATATGGTGATGCAAGTACTATAATAAGTTTTGAAGAAATAAATGAGCTCAAAAAAGAAGATGTTTTGAAATTATTTGAAACGCGAGTTAATAAGATGATAAACGATTGGCTTTTTCCGGATGATAATTGATTTAGATAAAATATACAAGGACGGAAAGTTGTTCGGGCGTAATATAATATGCAATCTCATAAGTGAAGATGAAATACCGCAGTTCAAATTAGATTATTACAGAAAGGAGGATGGTAAGCACTATATCCTGGATTATAATTTTGACTGGGAATATGAGTCGTTCATCTTGTCTTACGTCAAGTTTGAAAACGGAATGCCATATAAAGCAAGGATTCAAATAAACTTTCATATGTTGTTCAGCGTTAAACCAGGTATTGAACAGATGGTTTTTGAACACGCTGCGGAAAGCATTATAAGAGAAGTGGAAAAACCCGAAAACGATTTATAAAATTTTAAAAAACATAAAAGAATGGAAGAGTCAAGACATGGTGTAAAAAAAGTTATCGGCATCGCGGACGTTCATATCCCTAATGCAAAGGGGCTGGACGATTTAAAGGATGTGGCCCAGACTTTTTTTGAACAGGCAAAGAAAATTGTGGAAGAAGCGGGTGGGCCGGAATATGTAAGGATAGTAATCGGTGGAGACCTCTTTGATGACAAGATAACGATTTCAAATGAGGGGCTTCTGGCCGGATACTGGTTCTTGCAGGCACTTGACAAGATATGCCCCACAATCGTAATCGCCGGAAACCACGACCTCAATCTCCAGAACCTTTCTAAAATAGACAGCATCACTCCAATTTTTGAGATGTCGACTTTTAAGCAGACCAGGTACCTTGATATGGAATTGGGGTATAAGTCTGGGTTCGTAAAGGACGACAACGTCGTATGGTGCCTCTATTCAACGTTCTCTTCATTTGAGAAGCCGGAGTTCATGCCGGATAAGGAAACAAACCCGGATAAGAGCGTGAAATACATCGGTCTCATTCACGGCGAAATCAACGGGGCGACAACGAACAACAATATGGTCTCCGAAAATGCATTGAGCGTGAGCCTGTTTGACGGTACGGACTTTGTCATCGCAGGTCATATCCATAAGCAGCAGGTAATCCCAGGCAATGGAACGAGTATCGTGTATTGCTCCAGCCTCAAACAGAAGAACTATGGGGAATCGGTATCGGGGCATGGCTTTGTTCTATATGATACAGGGACCGGAGACTTTGAATTCGTTGAGACCCCAAACAAGACAACAAGTTTTTATAAATTCAGCATCACAGACCTTGATGATGTAGATAAAAATGAAGAAATACTTTTAAACCCCTGATTTAAACATGATAGATGTAAGCAAATCTTTAAATTTAATGCCGCGAATGAGGTTATTTCCGGAAACCAACCTTGCAGGACTCCACGAAAAGATATATGTGGAAGGTAACAGAAAAGGCCTTTTAGAAGAAGGTGTACATATGTCTTACGATGCCAGGGTTATGTACAGAATACTGTTGAGACACTATAACATAGGACCGGAGGAGAATTTCATTGAAAACGGGAACGACATTGGAATTGATTTTGCTGGAACCTATGACAAGTCGGGAGGTTTGAACAACCAAGAAATAGCGGTCGTTCTCCTTGTTCTTCCAAAAGATTTTAAAGACACAGAAAAGATTAAAAAGTTTTTTGATGCGTGTGGATGGACTTTAGCACAAGAAAAAACATATGATATTAATAATCAATATGTTGCGATAACTTTTCACAAGGCAAGACAAATAGATGAAATCAAGGTACCGTCAAAGCTATACCACCTAACCCCAGTATCAAAATTGAAGAAAATAATATCAATAGGATTGGTGCCAAGAACAAGCAACGCAATGTCAAACCGACCAGAAAGGGTATATCTCTTCACGGAGAATGAAGATGATGGTTTTTTTTACCAGAACATGGCAAATCAACTTTTTAAAGCTGACTTGGAAAGGAAATTAAACTTCAGCGGTTTGTCAAGGGAAGAAATAGGGAAAAGATTAAGGCAGGAAAAAAGAGAGCCATATTGCCTTCTTGAAATTGAAACAAATAAATGTGGTGGATTAAAACTATATGGGGACCCGGACATGGACGGTGCGGCTTGGACATATGACAATATCCCCCCGAAAGCAATAAAAGTGATTAACGAAAAAATTTAATAAAATATGATTACAGATTTTGAAAAATTTGCGGTATCACAAGGTATTGGTACCGGTAAAATTGATGGGTTTGCAAAGTATAACATGAAAAACGGAATTATCGAACCGTATATTCTTGAGGAAAGGACACTGAATTGTGCGCCGATGTCTGTGTTCTCTCGGTTAATGTATGATAAGATTATCTTTTTGGGAACTGGTATAGATGATGATGTGGCGAATATTATTACCGCGCAACTTCTTTACTTGAACTCTGTTACGGATAAGGACGAAGATATTAAACTTTTCATAAATTCGGGCGGAGGAAGCATAGATTGTGGGATGGCAATCCTTGATATAATGGATTTCGTTGACCCGGACGTATCAACTTACTGCATCGGTACTTGTGCGTCAATGGCGGCGGTCCTTCTTTCTTCCGGGGCCCAAGGAAAGCGCTTCTCCCTCCCGCACAGCAAAACAATGATTCATCAACCAATGAGCTCTGTCGGTCCATACACCCAGGAAAGCGATTTTAAGATTGCTTACGATGAACTCAAGAAGGCAAAGGACATGTTATATCAAATTCTAAGCAAAAACACGGGAAAGTCCATTGAGGAAATCACCGCTGATGCTGACCGTGACCATTGGCTTACTGCCGAGGAATGTCTACCGGGTGTGTATGGTCCTTTGGGCCTTATTGACAAAATTGTGACAAAGAAATAGTTTGGCACGGTATTTGCATATAGGATAAGAAAAGACTTTATATAGAAAAGATTTTATATTATGACAAGAAAAGAAGCAATCAATACAGTCCGCAACATTTATCAGACTGATAAGGAGAAAGAAGCATTGGAAATCCTTATTCCCGAACTCAAGGAGAGCGAGGACGAGAGGATAAGGAAAGACTTAATTACCTTCATTTGCCAATTTGCACCAAAACATTTGAAGGTAAAGTATGTTGCCTACCTCGAAAAGCAGAAAGAGCAGAAGCCAGAATCTTGTGATTGTAGTAGAGATGAAGAAAGCTATACTAATGGCATTCATCATGTGCTTATGAATCCCGAAGCGTATGGACTGATAAAGCAGCAGCCCGCAGAACAGCTTGGTGGCACATTCACCTCTTACGATATGGCAAAGACATTTACGGAGGGGCAAAATTATGTCATCGCCCATCCAGAGAAGTTTGGCCTATACAAGCCCGCAGAGTGGAGCGAGGAAGAAAAGATGCATCTTTATAATGCAATTGAGGCTGTTAAATATGTTTATGATACTTCAGAGGGCACAAATGGTTTTAAATGTGTTGAATTTCTAAAATCATTACGTGCTTACTGGAAGCCCAGCGAGGAGCAGATGAAATGGTTAAAAGATGTCATTGAAACTGTCCCTATGACTTGTAGGCAGCAAGTACCATTAGAATCCCTTTATGCCGACCTTAAAAAACTACTTTAGCCTATGATTATATGCGGATTTGCTGGGATTGGAAAATCCTATTTGGGTAAGACATATCCCCGATTTATGGACTTAGAGTCAACTCCTTTTGAGAAGGATTTTGATAGGTACGCTAAATGTGCTATCCATTATTCAAATCAAGGGTATTGTGTATTGGTATCTTGCCACCTTGAATTAAGGCAAAAACTGAAAGAGTTACTTGGACATAACTATTGCTATAATTGCATCACGGTATTCCCGAATGAAAATGATAAAGAATACTATATCGAACTCTATAAGAAACGTGGTAACACAGAGCAATTTATAAAGAATTTACAAGACAACTGGGAAATATATCATAAATCATTTCTTGGTGAGAATGTCACAATTCTTGACAAAGAGGAAACTCTTGAGCATTGGATATTGAGAATAGAATCAAGAAGGGATGCAGCATGTTTCTTTTGTAATTACGATGAATGTCCAGTATCGGAAAAGGATAAACCTTATTGCAAGAACCCTCTATCTAATTACACAAACATTATTTATGAAAATAAATCGTGTGTATGCTTATAATGACATTCATCATTGAGCTGTTATTCAAGAACTGTAAGCATCCAGAGAGATATGCTGAATGGAGGGAAAACATTTATGGAGACGAAATTAACTATCTTGACTGCCGTTCTCTCTGGAAAGCAAAATGGTGGCCAATAACTTTAAGACATAACAGACTATACCATGAGTAAATACATTGATGCAGAAAAACTAATTGAACGGCTTGAAGAAATGAAACGAGCCGAATACGAGAACTGTGGTGGGGTGAATTCAAAAACTGGTGCCTTGCAAGAGGTTCAAGAACTTATTGCCTCTCTCCAGCAGGAGCAGGCGGAGGTGGAGTTGGAGAGGGAATTACGCGACTATTTCTCTAAATGGGGCTATAACATTTATAATGGCGCAATCACAATGGACAATGGCATTGTAGTAACATTATCAAGTATTCAAAATGTTGCCCGCCACTTCTACGAACTTGGACTTAACGCAAGAAAGAAATGAGTAAGTATTATTGTTTGTATTGCGAGTATTACAAGCCGACACAATGCGGTTCAGAAGGTACTGAGCCGGAGGGTATATGCTGCAATCCGCACACGGCAATAGACCGCGTATATGGTCACGAATGTTGTGAAGATTTTAACGCAAGAAAGGAGGAATAAGATATGGGTAAATACATTGATGCAGAAAAATTGATTGCCGAGATAGAAAGGCTCGACAAGGTAAGCAAAGAAACAATGAGGTCCCCATCTGGTGTAGGTCTTGAATTTGCATTTGGGATTTCAGCAGGATATGCAGACGTGTTAAAACTCATCACCTCTCTCCAGCAGGAGCAGCCGGAGGCGGATTTTGAAAAAGAGATAGTTAAATATCTTATGCCGATAGAGGCGTGGCAAATACAAGAAGCACCTTTTTCTTCAATGGCAAATATCGCTCGCCACTTCTACGAACTTGGACTTAACGCAAGAAAGGAGAAATAAAATATGGGTGTTTATGAAATCGAAAATGGGGTTAGTATTTGTATAGAACATAATTACGTAAAACCCAATGTATATCAAGACTTACTATCATACTACGATGAAGATGGTACTTGTTTTGGTGACTTTGACATAACGAACGAAGATATCTATGAAGTCGAGAATCCGTGTTTTCTTTCTGATATTTTTGTTTTTCAAAAGAAGCGTTTCAACCATTTTATTGATGGAGACATTGAGACAATCTGTTTTATAAAATTAAATAGAGAAAACAAAATAGAAGAAATTGGGTTTGACTTTTCTTCAAGATTCCATTTAGAAAAAAATAAAACATACAAACAGGCCACGCCATTACACAAAATTCCGTTTCTTTTAATTGGTGATGAAATGTGGCTTAACGCAAGAAAGGAGGAATAATAGATGGAAATACCATTTGACATAAAATTTAGACTGCAGATTGAAAGTGGGGAGTACGAGGAAAAACAACTACTATTGATAGACCTTTGTGCTAGATTACCGTATGGAGTAAAAGCTCAATATAACAATAAGAAAGAAATATTTGGGGATGTTGAACAGATTGAAGCTAGCGGGGATATTGATTTAAGTTATTATGATGAAGAGACAGAAAGATGGAAACTGTGCTGTACATCTATAGACAATATTAAACCCTATCTCCGTCCAATGTCAAGTATGACAGAGGAAGAGAGAGAAGAATATTGGAAATTTGTTGAACATAGAAAAATATTGTACGATAATGGCAGTTATGATGGAGCACGAAATATTTTAAGATTAGATATTCCAAATCGTTTATCTGACTTTACTGATTGGCTTAACTCCCATCACTTTGATTATCGCGGACTCATTGAGAAAGGTTTAGCCCTAGAAGCACCTGAAGGAATGTATAAAATTGGATAGAGTATGATTAGAATTTTCTTAATATTTTATTATTTGTTTAGTGTACTCTTTATGTTTGGATATGCTAAAGGACATGGGTCTCTAAAATGGTGGGAAACTATTCTGTTCATAATTATTGTTCTTATATTTTCTCCTATTCTTTTTCCTTTTAATTTAGGAAAATTTATATATGATAACACAAAAGGTTTATGATTACCGAAGATTACGTTAGTTTTGAAACGGCAAAACTCCTTAAGGAAAAGGGATTTAACGCTGAATGCCATTCTCATTATTATCCCTGTCATTATCCTGATGGCAGCATTAAATATGAAAAAGACGAGGGGGCACAAAAGGGAGATAAAACATGGTACAATGTGTATTCATTAAAAAACCTCCCGAAAGACCATTATCTCGCTCCTACTCTCCAAATGGCAATGAAGTGGTTGAGGGAAGAAAAACACTACTACATTCAGGTTATGCTGGATGGTTGGGCTTGCGGAGACCATTCCGGGTACTATGTTGTAATTCAAAAAACTGATTCAGATTTTGAAATGATGCTTTCAGATGCCGTTGATGAAGTATTCTATCAAACTTATGAAGAAGCCTGTGAAGCAGCTATTAAATATTGTCTTGAAAATTTGATATAGATATGGCAAAAGAAATTGAAATACCAGAAGGCTACGAAGCCAAAATTGAAGATAATAAAGTTATCTTTGTACAAAAGGAGAGCGAGGACGAGAAGATAAGGAAAGAATTGCTTGAAGAAATAGAGTTCATCATTCCTCACGATGATGAAACTGACAGTGAAGGACTGATATTACCCTCGTATCATGCGCGAATTGATAGATATAAATCCTACCTCGAAAAACAGAAAGATGCCAGTAAAGCGATAGAGGCTGTGGAAAGGATTGACAAGTGTATTGACGATAATCTTGCCAATGCGCATGATATGAAGGATTCCAATCCAGATAAGAAATATTATCGTGGATGGGATGATGCTCTTGGTAAAATGGCCGGAATATTACAAGATGTTTATTCCGATAAAAAGCAGAAAGAGCAGAACCCCGTGGACTACGACCATGAAATGTGGAAAAATTGCGAAGCCAACTTTGAAGGTGGGAAGAAAGAGGTGATTAATAATCCAGAGAAGTACGGTTTATGTAGGTCTGCAGAGTGGCGCGAGGAGGGCGAGAAATGAACATGGAACTTGTTAAACTAAGACAATCAACCCAGGAACTCTATAATGATATTGATTCCTGTATTACCGAGCTGATAAACGCCAGGACTCCGGGAAAAAAAGACGAGGATGGTGAAAGGAAGGCTTTATTCCGTATGGAGGGCCTTATGGTCGCAGCACTCCAGCAACTGTCCTGTATTCTGGATGCCTTACCTACGGATACGGTTCTTATTCCTTCGGTTTGGACAGAAGAGAGCATAAAAAAATCGTCATCAATGTGTAGCTGGGCTAGCACTGACGGTGACAAATTTGAGCACGGCGAGAAATACTATGACGCCGACGGAAACGAGATTACGAAAGAGGAATATGAAGCCTTGGTGAGGCGACCTACGGACTAAATTGTGCGCGGGTCCTCACCCCTTCAAACAGAGCGGCGATAAATAACTCTCTTCGTTACTTTGTGACCGGTCTGAGGAGTTGAAGCTGCTGGAGTAACACTTTTGCTTTTGACAACCTGTTTTACCCTCGTTACCTGTGCGTTATTAGCTGATTTGTTTTTACATGCGCATGCCATAATTGAAACCTTTTTATCATACATAAATATAAGCGATTACCAAAAATGCCAAAGAAAAAGGAAAAAATAGTGTCTCTGGAGGTCATAGAAATGAATTCATTGTGGGACTATAGAAGTTCAAGGATTCTTCAAAACTTCATTTGCAAGAAAGACGATGCCGAAAAAACAGTCGCGGACATGGACCTTAAGGACTACTGGAAACACGAAAAGAATTATGCCAATGAAGTAAAGGCAATCCTTGCAGCACCAGGAACACGGAATTCCAATTCCGTATTCTTTAATCAGGACGTCAATGTAGAAGAAGTCAAGCTTCCCTCATCGGTCAAACCGTCTACCAAGTATGTTTACAAGGTGTATGACTATTTGGGAGATAAGCTGAATACGGAATACGGAACACAGAAGGACATCGTTTCATATATCGGAAAAAGGGTTAAGACCAAGTATGCATGCGTTACCTATAACGGAAAGAACAACAGGATAGAATATTCCCCCAAGGCTGTCACTGAAATCCTTAACGGACTTGAGGACACTACGTCACAGTTTGAGATTGAACCTATCGTGCGTTCAGGGGCAACAAAGGGCACAATACTTGTTTCAATATTCAAAAACAGGATTAAATAAGGCAATGGATAACAAGAAAGAATACAACGCATATCCGCCCTGGCTTTTACCCGAGAAACCCGTTAAGCTTTTTAGCGGTTGGATGGCAAGGGACCTGACTGACGACAATCTATGCCTATTATATTCGATACACCGAAAAACCATACCGTTTAACAGATGACGGCATGGCTATTTGGGCAAGTGATTCCGGTGGCGTATGTAGTATACCAGGCACATCATTCCCCGGCTTTAAGTGGGAGGACGAACCGGCTGAGGTTGAGATTACTATAAAGAGAAAGGGCTAACGGTAGAATTTTAAGATAAGGCGTGCAATCGGGCCGAGTAACGCATACATAATTTTTACCTCAAGTTCCATGTCAAACTGAAGGTCTGCATCTTTTGCCCGGTCTTTCATTATACCCCACCGATAACACAGAGCATGAACGGCCCACTCATTAAGGTAACTTTTATTGCTACGTTTTTTAAGCCCGTCGTGATTCGGATTTTCGTCCCGGAATTCGTTCAGCAATTTTTTTACTTGTTTTGCCGTATAATTGGCTGCGTCGGTTATAACCAATGCGTTCCATACTAAATATGCCATGATACTTTAAATTTTTACACCTATAAATAGTTGGGTACAATGAATAAAAATGATTTTGTAACTAAAATAAAGCAGGATTATAAGAGCATATACTTCTGTAGCAGCACACTTTAACGTACATTTTTATGGGGTCTATTGATTTTTTTCGCCAAATTGTTATATTTATATGTAACAATAAGGTATCAATAGTAAAGATATGTACAAGAAAACGAGAATCTGTGAGTGTTGCGGAAAAGAATTAACTTATGGGTCGTATAGTGCCTGGCATTTGGCTGAGAAAAATAACGCAGTCTGTAAGTCATGCGCGAGCAAAAAAAGGGCAAAACGCCTTAATAATTTAAAAGTTTTATTGGAAGAAACACCGGAAACTTATTATTGGATGGGATTTCTCCTGGCTGACGGACACTTTGATAATGGAAAACGAATAATTGTCGGTTTGTCAGAGCACGATAGAGACCACCTAGAGAAGTTTGCGAAATATATAGGATATAATGGCGCAATTAGTTTAGTAAAAAAGGGGTCATACAGTGCGGTTAGGCTTTCGGCAATGGATACTGAAGTGGTTGGAAAATTATGCGAAAAATTCGATATAAAAAGTAATAAAACATACAATCCGCCAGAATCACTAAGCTGGATGCCGGAAGATTTATTTTTATGCTTAATGGCAGGACTAATTGATGGTGACGGAAATATTTCAAACTTTCGCGGTAGGAAAGATGCTTTTATACGGATAAAACAAGAAAAAAGTTGGTTACCTATTTTAAGAGAAATTGCTAAATATTTTAAAGAAGAGGACAGAGTAAAGATAAACAAACTAGGCTATGCCGAGGTAGAAATAACTGGTTTCCCTAAAATAAGAGAACTAAAAAAGAAATTACTTGAATACAATTTACCGCTAATGAATAGAAAATGGGACAAAATAGATGTAGGATATGAAACAAGATACGAAAAAAAAGAAAAGACTTACCGCAAAATAAAAGAGTTACTTGCCCAAAAAATTAAACAGACAGAAATAGCCAAAATGGTTGGGGTTAGTGAATCAAGAGTTACAACAGTTAAAAAACAAATAGAAAATGAATAAAAACGATTACATAACAAAGATTAAGGAGCAATTGTCCGGGGTGTTTTTCACCTCGGACACCTAACTCATTTTTTCCATACGAACATACTCAAGTATTGTAGCAGGCCGTTTGAGTCAGTTGAAGCAATGAACGATGCTCTGGTGGCTAACTGGAACTCTGTCGTTAAGCCTGATGACCACATTTACCATCTCGGAGACTTCTGCTTCGGAAATGTTGAGAAGTGGAATTGGTGCCTTGAACCCGGAAGGCTTAACGGACACATCCACCTCATTCTTGGAAACCACGACCCTGAGAGAGTTTTCAGGGATGGGACACTTATTGAGAGGTTTGACAGCATTGATTACCAGAAGATTCTCATTATTGAAGGCTGGACGGTAATCCTTAATCATTTTCCCTTCCTCAGTTTTTCCAACAACCTGGACCACAAGGTAATAGGGTTAAGTGGGCACACACATGTTGGACAACTTTCCTCCTCCGTTGAAAGTTATGACAAGTTAAATGCGATGTACAAGCCAAACCAGTACGACGTTGGGGTGGATAACAATAATTTTACACCGGTTTCTTGGGCGGAAGTGAAAAACAAAGTAACTACCCAAATAGAAAACAACGTTAATTTAACGTATTGGCTCAAAAAGTAGTAAAAATGTTTGGCACGGTTTTTGTACTATAACCGTTGAAACATTAAAGACGTATTATTATGGCACAGTATTATCAAAAAATCAACACCGTTTTCAAAAGAGACCAGAACCCTGGCAAGTTCCACAATTGCATTATGCCGGAGGAAGGTTTCACCCAGCCGGAGTTCGAGTTCCTCAGGGGTTGTAAGTTCGAATGTACCGAAAAGATAGACGGAACCTCAATGAGTGTACATATCATCCCGGTTGGTTACAATGTCATCGGCGGGGCTTTCAAGGTGAACTATGCCGTTGAATATCATGGTAAGACCGAAAAGGCTGACACCCCGAAGCACCTGCAGGACAAGATGGAGCAGCTGTTCCCGGTAGAGAAGATGCTTGAGACCTTCAACAAGAACGTGATTTACGAGAATGTTGAAGACGCAATCAAGGAGGTCATTCATGGCAAGGTCATTGTCTTTGGTGAGGGCTACGGCGTAAAAATCCAGAAGGGCGGAAACTATATCAGCAATGACTGCGGTTTCATTCTGTTTGACGTTACTGTTGACGGGATGTTCCTGCTTCGTGAGTCCCTTGAGGACATCGCCAGCAAGCTTGGTATCCCTATCGTTCCCCTTATTGGCTATATGACCATTGACGAGGCGATTGAGTTTGTCAAGAAGGGCTTCAAATCAACCATTGCCGAGAACAAGGACTATGACGCTGAGGGCCTGGTTCTTAAGACTCCAATGGGCTTGCTTAACCGTAAGGGCGAGCGTATCATCACCAAGATTAAGACTTGCGATTTCCGACAGCTTGAAGCCAGGGAAAAAGCAGGTAATCGTTAAAGACTTTGGAAAACCAAAATCTTTTTTATATATTAAAGATATGATAACAACAATAATCATTGGCGTCCTTGGAAAATATTGGGGCGAGAACTATTTTCATTTCACGGAGGAAGAGATGCTTGACTATGGGTATCTTGGGTGTTTTTTTGCAAGGATATTCGGAACTGGTTGGCTAAAATAAAGATAGATATGACATTAGAACAACTTAAACAACTTATTACTGACCTTGGTTATGAGAACGTAAGGGTTTTTGACGATTACGATTATGCCGACGCATTCATTGGTATGTCGGATGATGGGCGGGCCGTATACAGCTATGACAGAATGGCTGAATGGCTGATGCTCAAGGAGAATTGGACTTATGAGGAAGCCGTTGAGTGGATTGATTACAACACGATGAGAGCACTCCCTTATTATCCAGACGGCCCGGTTGTTGTTTATGACGTGCCGGAGTATATGAAGGAAGATTACGATAAAGAAGAAGAAACGGGGGAGGATAAGACAGAAGATGAAACCGAAATACATTAGTGATGCACTCATATGGGATTTCCAGCTTAATTCTTGGCTTAGGATTAAGGATTTGAATCTTATTAAATGGTATGGAAAAGAATACTATACCCCAGCTTCTCGTGCAGGCCGTGCTGTTTATTTGATAAGCATTCTTTATCCTTACGAGGACTGGATGGAAGAGTATATTGGAACAAATAAAGACATTAGGAAAGACGAAAGGTTGAAAAATGAAACTGATTAAACCGAGTTACGAGATAATTGAAAATTATGAGGTCAACGGAGACAAGCTGACCATAACAAAAAAAAGAGTTGGAAGACAAGTTTAAGGAATATCGAAAACTTGGATATGGCAATTACAATATAGATACTTACGGTTGTACCAGGTATCATGCAATGGCTGACGTTTTTATGTATTTGTTGGAATTATTTGAGGAGAATTAGTATGAAAAAACTACTGGAGAAACTGCTTAACCTACTAAATGTCCATCCAGATAAGAACCAGCGATGGATTTTGTTGAGCCTTTTTCTCTCCGGTCTTCTCATTACCTACGTGCATCCGGCAATTGTGAAGGAGGTCTATACAAATCTTCCGGCAGAGTGGATTGCGTTCGAATCGTTGTCATCTTCGGTTGCCGGTCTGGTTGTCGGTATGCTATGGAAAGGTTCAATAAGAAAAGGGGTTACAAAGAACTTTTTGGCTTTTGCAATAAGCGAGTCGGTTCTTGGTTGCCTTCTTGGCCTTTTCCTTGCCTTTATACATTATAATGTTTGGATATTTGCTGTCGCCTCCCTCATATATTCGGCATTCATAACGACCTTTGTTGGTAAGTGTATTATGGCATTCAAGGCAAAACTGTGGATTGAACGGGAACGGGAGATATACGATAACAACCAGTCCGTCATCCTTGGAATTGTGTGCGTCATTGGTTTTTCGTTGGCCCTGTTTTTTATGCCCTCCTTGAAACTGGCTCTTGTAATATGGGGTTTGTGCTGCATAATAGATGATATAGGTTGGATATTGGTGTATGTTAAGAATAAAGAAACATTAAAGAATATTGATTAAAATGAAACTGATTAGACCAAGTTATGAAATAATTGAACAGGGGTCAGGGCTGCAGGGCATCTATGACATTATAGAGCGCTGTGGCAAGACCTCTTATAAGAGTGAGCCAAAGGGTGGTGAGGTAGCCAAGAGGTTCGTGGAAGCCAGGACAAAGGAGAGACATGGTGCTGTGCTGGAGTTCGGTACGGTATATCTTATTATCAAAGACCCGGTTATGGATAATACCGACGAATTCTACGCTGTGTGGTTCTATCAGGATAATCCATACTCCAAGGTGAATAGTGATGGAATCAACTATTACATTACTACTAACTATCGTGTCCTTGTGGAGAACGACCGCCTTGACGACCTGAAGTATCTCTGCGAACCTACGGAACATCACGAGAAGCGTTATGCTGTGAAGTTCATCACCGACATTGGTGTTGGCAGGGAATTCCTTCGTCACCGTACGATGTCAATGGTCCAGGAGAGCACCAGGTATGTATCGTCAATTTCAAAAAACAACATAAAAGAATTTGATTTTAGAAAAGAAGATGATATAGCAAACGCTTATGAGCAGGGGTATTCAATGAAAACCATTTCTGACGCTTCAGATTATACAGAATGGGAAGTAAGGAAAATATTACTTAGCCACGATGTTAAAATCCGAGGATTGAACAATAAGGGTGAAAGGGATGAAGGTTTTTTTGATACTATTGATTCACCGGAAAAAGCATATTTATTGGGAATCATACAAACGGATGGTAATGTTAGACTAATGGAAAGGAATGCTAGTGTAACGATAACCCAGCATAAGGATTATTCTTGGTATTTGGAAGATATGCTTCATTTGATTTCAGATTATGTGCCAAAAACTAATGACAGAAATTGTAATCAACTGACAATCGGTTCAAAAAAAATTGTAAAAAGACTAATTGAAATTGGCATAGTACCTAACAAATCAAAAACGCAAACAGATGAAAATATAGATACCTTATGGTCTACAATTCCGGATTGCTACAAAGGTGATTTTATAAGAGGGTTGATTGATGGGGACGGGTGTGTGAGATACTTTATACAAGAAAGAGGAATTAATGAAAGTTGCCATATTAATTTATGCTCAACCCAGAAACATTTGCTAGATTTGGTCGCCAATTGGCTCGACGAAAATTTTGACTATAGACCAAGGGTTTTTTCCGATAAAACCGTTTATAGGATTATAATTACAGATTATAAGAAGTCCATTGAAATTGGTAAAACTCTTTACAAAAATTTTAAATATCCTTTTGGACACCCGAAAAAAGCAAGTACGTGGATAAAAAGATTAAATGAAAAATATGATTTCTCTTCATACAAAGATGAAAAGTTTCAAGTAATCATTCCACCTTATCTTAACGAAAGCCCTGAAGTGGCCTTTGCGTGTGTTAGAGCGTGGGATGTGTCGGAAGATGCTTATAAAACCTTGAGGATGAACGGATGGTTGGCTCAGCAGGCCCGTGGCGTACTTCCTCTCGCTACTAAGACCGAATTCGTGTTGTGCGGGTTTAAAGATGCGTGGATTCATTTCTTCCGCCTCCGTAGCGACATAGCGGCGACAGGAAAACCACATCCACAGGCACAGGAGCTCGCAAACCCACTGCGTGAAGAATTCGTTGAAAGGAAGTATGTTACGAAGGAGAACCTTGAACACGATTCGTTTGAGCCGTTTGATGTATGTGTAAGTGATACGCCATTAAAAGATTAAAGACTATGTACGACAGCGAGAACTTCAGAAAAAGTTTGGAGTATAAGAGCGACGAAGAACTCAATTATTTAAGATATCGGGCTTCGGGTAGAACTACAAGGCTAATAGACGAGTTCGTGCAAGATTTTTTTAATAGACCAATGGGGACGAAGATATACATTTATGACCACTACGGGACAAGACAGGCCGACCAGTATCTTTTAGGTAGAGTAATCAAAAGGCTTGAAAATGAGCACCATGTAGAATATAAAAAAGGTTCTGATAGTAACGGTTTTTACATATTAAGGACAGAGCCGACCTTACAGGAAATGATTTTAGACGAAATAGAAAGGAGAAAAGGAAATGAATGAAATTTTTGAAGAAGACGGGAAACAATATTTGGCTAGACCGGTAATATCCCACGA